CGAACAGGGGAAGGCTCTTCAATTCATCCCAAGTCTCCGGGGTCTTGTTCTCGGTAGTCTCGGTGGTTTCAATGTTTTCTGCCATCATCGGCTCCTATCCATAAAGTGTGAAAATGGTTCCTATCCGAAAAAAGAGGAATATCCTTGCCGCGCGGATAGGTACGCGGCAAGGAAGAATCCGGGTCAGGCGGCGGCAGCGAAATCAGCCGGGCTGAGGTAGGCTGCGGACGTGAACTTCTTGGCCGCGTCACGCGGAAGCGCGCTGGAGGTCTTGATGTTCGCCTGAGCGGAGAACTCCACGAACGAATCCGTGGAAAGAGCAGGCAGACTGGAGAACGCGATATCCGTGTTCGGCAGCAGCAGGCCAGCACGCGAGTTGATGTTCGTGTCAGACCAGAGGATGAACAACGCCTTGTTGATAGGCGTCTTCTCCAGACTGAACGCCACGCCGACATCGGGCATGTCGACCGCGTTGTAGAAGGTCTTGAACGTGCCCTTGTCGCCCTGCACCGAATTGAACGTCACAGTGCCGGTGGTCTGGTCGTACTGGGTGCGGAAGGCGTTCTTAAGCCACGTGGAAAGCGTGGTGGCGTCGCCGCCGTCCAACGCGAACTCGGGCAGGTTGTCGTTCGACATGTGGCCAAGGTTCGTCCACATGCCGTCGCCCACGCCCACGGTCGCCGCCTCGACGGTGAACTGCTTGAGCAGTGCGGAGGTAATGGTCGTATCGGCCTTCGCCATGAAGATCGCTCCTCGGACGGCGGTCAATACGCCGTCATCGTGGATGCCGATTTCGTCAGCCATATCGTTTCCTTTCAAATATGGAAAACCCCGCAGCCGTGCAGGCGTGCGGGGTCTGATTGTGTGATTGATGGTTTTCAGATAAGGTCAGCCGCGTGGGGACGCGGCCTGTATGCGTTTCGTGGAAGTCCACGCGACGATGCTTTTGGAACTGGTCATGTCGCCGGAAGACCGGGACTCGAAACCGGGGTTGTCCACTATGCGCCCGATTTTCCCGTACATGGTTCCCGGCTGGTACGGCCATGCGGATATGCAACGGTGCAGCCATCCGCAGATGCGGGCCACCCGTTCCGGGTCACGGCCCAACACCGTCAAAGACAGCGTGTACTGCCATATCCAAGCCTTCAGATTCCAGTCGGGCTGCTCAGGAGCGCCGCAATGGTAGAGAATCACGTCATGGGACAACAGGAGCGAATCCGTGGCGGGCGTGACCTCCGGTTGGATGACCGGCCCGAAATCACGGTTCTTCCATTCGACGGCGTCCAGGTAGGCGCGTGTCATGGCGACCGCATCCAACTGTTCCCTTACGGAAAGGTCAAATATCGTGGGGTCAGACATATTTCGCTTTCGACATGATGAACAATCCCGGCATCCAAGCACTCGGGCTTTTGATGCCGTACTTGTGTTCCAGCCACCGGTTGAAGTAGCCGAACTCAAGATGCGAGGCGATCTCGGAACCGTCACGGCCCTTGACGCTCATGATTACGGCGGTGTGCGTGCCGTGCGCGTGAGTGCTGATGTCGATGCGGTTGGCGACGGACGAATGCTTCGCCTTCATGTCAGCCAGAGCCTTCGCCTTCGCCTCGACCTTCTCCGCCACGGGACGGGTCGCTTCGGCTCCGAACAGTATCGCCATGTCACGGTTCAACACCCTCGCGGGCTTCAGTTTCACGTACCCCATGTGCGGCTCCCCTCGGGCGGGACAGGCGGTTTCAACCCGTTGTCCTCGGTCGCATGGCCGATGCATCTCGCGGTGATGTTCCAATGGTGGGCGGCATCCGAGGCGTGACGCATCTCCATAGGCGGGCCGTCAACCTCGTAACAGGCGTTATCGAACCAGAACTGCGTGTTGATGTCCCCATGCCATTCCGGCGCGAGAACGATCGCCAGAGCATCCTCACGCAGGCCACCTGTCGATTGCGGCGTGGTATCCTGCGCCCAGTTCTTGGAAAACGTGCTGTTCTTATTGATTCGAGGCTCGAACGAGCAGTAACAGTAGGAGGCGTCCCTATCCGGCACGGTGCCGGAACCGTAGGGTGTCTCATACGGTTTCATCGGCTGCACCACGATCATGTCGCGGTGCAGAAGATCATCCGTGATGCGGGGTTCTGTCTCCACGTCATCGAACAGGTGGGTCTCCTCGGGCTGCTCCCCGTCATACAGGTGGCTCATGGTCAGCCCCCGAAGCCGGGGTCGAAGCCGAGGCTGATGTGCCCGCCGCCCTGCGAACTGGTGTAGCCGGTGAGTATGGCCTTTTCGTCCTTTGCGACGAACAATCGGGGACTGGGATTGTAGCCCGGAGTCACCGGCTGGTCATCGCGCCGCGTGTACGAGTAGTTACCGTTCGATTCGGCCTTGTACTTGTATTGGCGGGCGAGACGGAGAACCATATCGCATACCACGCCAGCGAAGTCCGATTCGCTCAGACGCCGCCTGCGCAGCCGCGCGTACACGTTCGGGCATTCGGCCATGCACAGCAATGCGGCCTTACGGCACTGCTGCTTCACCCACGAATCGGGGAAACCGGTGTCCTTGTCGAACAGTTCCGGCTCCCCGGTCGCGTTGAGCCGCATGTACTTCAACCAGTCGATGTTGTCGATAAGCGTCGTGGACATGCTGGCTCCTTAAGCTCAGCCGTTGAGGACGGTAGCCTTGAACGTGCTGTTGGACTGGACGAGAACCGGCAGCATCGTGCCGTTCACGTAAGCCTCGTAGCCCGGCGTGGCGGACGGGATGTCGAGAATGGCTCCAATCGGGCCGGCGTCGTACTGGCGGCTGATGCCGTACACGGTGGACTGCTTGGCTTCGGCGGTCGGGCCGAGAGCCGTGTAGCCGAGGCCGGTGTCGTTCAGGCCGGGCAGCAGCAGAACGGTGTTCTCCGGGAAGAAGGAGGCCACGCCGCCCGGCAGAATGATCTTCTGCTGGCGGGCGAACTCCTCATACGTCTCATCAACGAGCAGAACGTCGCTGATATTCGCATAGGAGGAAAGAACGCCACGCACCTGGGCTTCGCCGATGAAGGCGGGCAGCATGTCCGACTGGGCCTGACCCGCGTAGAAGTACTTCATCACGGCGGCGTTCTCCATGAGCGTGTTCATGACCTTGCGGGTCGTGACCATGACGCGCGGGCGGGTGCCCTCGGCCTTGTACACGAGGTCGCTCCATTTGCGCAGGTCCTTGATCGGGTCGCTTGCAGCGTTGGACCACAGGTTGTTGGCCTTGAGTTCGACGGCGAGCGAGGCGTCTCGCGCGTAATCCCAGTTGGCGGTCAGGTTCGACTCGCCGATGCCGAGCTTGGCGTCCACGGCGACGGCGACGTTGGCCTTCTCCGTACGGTAGGCCATTTCGGTGCCGAGGCGGGCAAGTGCCTCACGCAGCTCGTCGGAAGCCTCGGTGGCGGTGGCGGCGACACGTCCGGCTGCGATGTCGTGCTCGCTGATGCGGTGGCGCTTGCGCAGCGGCAGCATCTCCGTATAGGATTTCTTGCCGCCACCGGTGGTCTTGTCATACGGGGCTTCGCTATCCCATGTCGAATACTTCATTTCCTCGACCTCGAAGCGCGGCTGGTTCGGAACCCAGCTCACGTTCAGACCGGTCGGGTTCATCACATCCGGCAGAATCTTGCCGAACGGCAGAATCTCGCGCGTGGACTGATATGCGCCGAGCACGATGGCCGACGCCTCGGCGGGCGTGATGATGTCCTTGTTGATAAGGGCCATGATGTTCCTTTCGGATATAAAAAACCCGCCACATGGGGCGGGTTTCAGAAACGAATGATTAAGGTCACTTAGCGGCCATGACGCCGGCAGTGCGCAGATTGGCGAACAGGGTGTTGACCGCAGTGACGATGGCGGCGGCGTCGGCACTGGTTGCGAGGTTGGCGACGTTCGCGGCCTGCTTGACGCCACCCAGTGCGCTTGCAGTGGCGTTGGGCAGTTTGTAGGCCGGAGCGGTGCCGGCAGCGGACGGGGACAGCACCGTCACATCGCCGCCAGCGTCCTTGTCGTAGTCGAGAATAAGGCCCTCGAAAACGGTGCTTTCCGCCAGTGTGACCGGCAGGTTGTTGCGGTCGATGACGGCCATGTAGCGCACGCCAGCGGTCGGATACTGGTCCTCGAAGCCGGAGCGCGTGAACACCACGTGCAGCTGGCTTTCAAGGAAACCGGCGACCTTGAGCTGGCGGCCATCGGTGGCGGTCGGGTCATACGGGCCGAACAGGCCGGTGCTGGTGACCTTGGCGACCGGAATGCCGGACTTCAGCCAGGCGTTGAAATCATCCGGGTCGATGGAGGCGAAGTACTTCTGTTCCTTCTCCTTGTCGCCGGTGAACAGGCTCAGGTCAAGCTGCGCCTCACGAATGCCATCGGTGATGCGGTTGATAAGCCAGGACTGGTCGTCCTGCGGCACCGTATAGCCGGTGGTGTGAACCATTTCCACGGGTTTAGCCATTGGGGTTCTCCTTACTTTTTGTCGTTGTTGATGGACGCGAACTTGCGCCCGTAATCGTATGCGGCAGTCAATCCGCCACTGGCCGTCGAAGCTTGAGGATGAGGCGCCGTATGGCTGTATCCCTCCAATACGGAGGCGGGCAGGGGCTGCTGCTGTTCTTCTTTCTTCCCCTCGTCGGCAACCGTTTCGGTCTGCGCGGGAAGAATGAACTGGGA